TATACGGGTTAGACCCGGAGCCGGTGTTTGATACTTCGGCGCTATTCGCATAATCGGTTACGGTTTCATCCATTGTAGTGGTATCTCCGCCAAAGTTAGTTCCAGTCGCGGCACTTGTATGTAAGGACAGTTTAAACTGATCATTACCAGTTGTGAAATCATGATAACCTTTCAGCAAGTCTCGCTTGAAAGAGGTACACATATAGTTTCCGCTGAATGCCATTTTAAAGTCTCCTTATGAGTTCAGCCAGTTGTGGGTGACCCGCATCTTTAAGTGCATTATACACAGTTGTGCGGTCACTGCTAATAGCTTGTTGCATGTAACTAGCCACAAGCTTTTCCACACGCTTTTGAAAAGCATGTGCTTGGTCCCGTATTGCCGGATGAGCAGTATCAGAAACCGAAATAATTCTTTTTACGCAGCGTTCAGAAAGCTCTTCAGGCGTAAACCCACGTCCGCTCGTCGTATGTACTTCCACAAGCGATTTGTTTTTTTCAAAGTCAAAGTTCAAACTTTGTATCATTGTTTATCCCTTATCACTTTACCAGTACGATACTCGTCGGTTGTTTCTTTGGCTTCACCCAACATTTTAATGCCAACAAGGGCTTCTTGCAGACGTTGGTTGTACATAGCCATAACATCTTGTTCGCCTTTCATGAAAATATACGCTTCAATCAACGAGCCGTAAAGCAACGCTAACTCTGCATTTTCACTTAACCACGTAGTGCCATCCTCGGCACCCGCCGTTAAGCTTACGGGCCGATACAGGTAGTGCATTTCTGCCGTGTAAATAGCATCCGGGGTTGGCGCTAAGATAAAGTTATCCACGTCAAACTGAGAATAATACCGAGGCGCACCTGTGGTAGTAGCATCAGGAGTAAAAGTCTGTATAAACGAGGGGTCTTTAAACTCAACAAAGAACTTGTCTCCGTCTGCGCCCTGAAGACTTAAAGAAAAGGGTGCTAAAAAGTCATTCGGACACCCCAAATACTTTTGGTTTGCTACCGTGGAAGCTGTAGCGTTTTTGCGAAACAAAGAAAGCTGAACGTTCTTTAGGATTCTCTCTTCTGCAACACGAATGAACAACGGGATATTTGTTACAAACGTTTGTTCGGAGTTTTCCGTATAGTCCTGAATGGCCTGCTTTAATTGTGCGTATGTAAAACTCATAGCGTATTCACCTTATAACCCATGCCGCTTTGGGCGCTAGAATACGTATACAATGTTGGAGCACCAATAGCGACTGTAATCTGAGTAAACGCACCCGACGAACCCGGAGTACCGTTGTAAGTAACGCCTGTTGTATACTCTACGCCGCCGCCATGTGTTCCGTCTGGTGTCGTTGAAAAACGAAGTGGGTAACCCGTGTTTGAAGCAGCGGACTGGTCATAACGATAAGTAAGCCCTTCATACACATCCCTACCCGCAGAACCCGGCTGCGCACCATCTTGATAGAACACATTACCAGAGCCGGGATTAGATACGGTCATCGTATAGGTTGCTGTAATTGTAGGAACAACAATCGTTGCTTCGCCCACATCCCCCGTAACACCGACTCCTGTCAAAGACACCGAGACGTTTTTTATAATATTTATCCCAACCGCGCCCACTTTGCCAAACCCTACAATTGGCCGAGGCGAGGGGTTATTAACTGTGGGAATGCCCACATATACCGAAAACGTAGCTTTTACGTCAGGACGCGCATCCTTTAAAGCCTGCGCATCAATCACCTTGCGAAAAGGCCCCAATTGCGGCTGCTTAGGTTCCCACTCGTCTCTACCGACTAAAGCTCCAGTCCACTCTTTACGCATGTCTTTATACCGATACCGAAAACCGGATCGGTCCGAAATAGCGTAAGAATTTTTTCCTGTCGCAAACTTTGACATCAATTAGTCCTAAAGTACTGGTATTGCGGAACGACATTAAATGACGAACGGTCACGGTCTTCCGACATAGCCCGCTCAAATTCTTCTTCGTAAACAGCTTTCAGAAGCTGAATTCGTTGTGGCGCACGTTTCATAGAAATGTAATAAGCCAAGCCCGCAGCCAAACAGGGATAAAAGCGAAATGGCATATCTACTGTATTTGTTTGTGCGTCAGCATCATCCATACGCGTTAAGGCGTCATAGATGATGGTATCCGTGCCGTTTTCTGGCACAGGCCAAACTTTTAAGGCAGGCGTGACCTGTCGATCCAAGAAAAACTGAGATGGACGGCCCTGAGTTGTTTTATTTGGAATAGACAGGAAAGAATCCCTGCTTAATCTGTCCAAAGCATAATCGGTGTTGCTTCTGCGAACTACAACGGACAGAACATCGATGACATCGGCACTCAGGTCATAGTCACCATCCCCCTGTGTCAGGGTTAAAGTGCGCTGCTTAATAGTCCATTGGTTAAGGCCTCGGTTAGCCCATTCTGCGAGCATCAAATTCATAGACCGCTTCGCTGTCTTTAGATCATAGCCCGTTCTAACTTCTAAGCCGCAACGCTCAAAAGCTTCTTCAATGTAGTCTGCTACATCTAGTTCAAAGTCTTTGCTGCCCGAAGTTGTCATAGCTTACTTCTTCTTTTTAACGGCACCGCCAGAGCGCATCTTTTTTACCATTCCACCACCGCGGAGTTTCTTTACGGGACCACCGCGCATCTTCTTCACAGGTCCGCCCCGCATCTTCTTTTTAGGTCTCATCGCCATCGATCAATCTCCTATAAAGTTTTTCTCTTTGAGCAAAGATAGCCTCTACATCATAATCCTTAGCATATTCTTCATAATATCCCAAGGCTTTGAGTTGTTGCGACGACTTATGCACCTTTGATAAACGTTGTATGAAAATCATAGCATATTCATCCGAAACAAGCTGCTCAAAAGTTGCAGCATCTAAATATTCCGCATCATCGTCATGAGGGTGAAAACCCATCAACCAAACGTCTTTGTCAATAAAAACACCCTTTGATATGGCTTCATTCATCTGATCTAAGTAGTCATGAAAAGCGTCAGGGTCCTTTTTGTAGGACATATCCACTACGATCACTAAATCAAAGTTATCATCAAACTGCGAAACAGTGCTGTAAACGGTTTGATAGTTATTTTCGTACTTATACAAAACCGCAACACGGCCCTCCGACCAAGCTTTTTGAGCGTAAGGACAGGGTGGTAAGTTGTTGAAATACGGACTAGGCTTCTGCAAAGTGTGCGCAGACCACGCCATAATTTCGGCGTAAATGTCTTTTTCCAAGTCTGGTAAAAAAGCAACTGAATTCATTAACTTACTGAGCCTTTTGTGCGTTTTCTACGAGCAGACAACACCTTTCCGCAGCCTCTAGCTACGACCCCTTGGGCGTTTGCTTTCGGGGGCGTCCTCTTGGCTTTGGTTGCTTGGATTGGGCCGCCGAGGGCTTTGAATTGGACTTCCGCGGCTTTCGTGTTTTTGACGTAGGTTTTGCCTTGGGACCCGGCTTTTTTCTTTTTACGGGCTGTGGCGGCTCTTTCGGACTTGGAAAGACTATTTGCTTTAGACCTTGGAAGACACCTATCAGGGTTCTTCGTATCTTTTGAAGTGCCGCACTTACCTTTGATTTTACCATCGGTTCCAATCCTCACCCAATCTTGTTCACGCCATTTTTTAAGCTCGCCCACTTTTCTTCCCCTTTGCTTTCTTTGCATAATTAGGGTCTTTACAGTACTTTGAGGCGGCCATGTTAGCATACGCAGAAGGATAAGTATCAAACGTGCGTTCAGCCCAAGCTTTCCCCGCCGGACAAATCTTGCTGCCTTTACTTTTGCTTGATGCACCTTTGCCTTTGCGCGAATATGCCATTATTTCGCCAATCCTATTATTGCGGTCATTAAAGTCTCGCTATTCATCAAACCGGCTACGATCAAAGCGCCAACAATCATCCATTTTGCCTGAAACAAAGTAACTTTTACTTCCTTCATATCTCTTTGAAGAGTATCAACGCTTTTTACGAGATGATCCTGTTGTGTTTGAAACTTCACTAGCTCCAACTCCAAGTCGTGCACACTTTTATCAGCCATTAGCATTTCCACCGCTTTCTCGCTTGCCTCAAACGTGAATTAGGATCTTTTGCAGCCTTGGGGAACTTTTTCATTTGTCCCGCAGAACGTGCGCAGTAAGACTTACGACGCTTGGCGTCCTTACTTCCCTTCTTAACCTTGCCAGTTACCGCTGTCTGAAGCTTTGAACCCGGGTTTTTCTTACGATACTCTTTTACACCCTTTTCCGTCATACCTGCGCCAGACTTCGTCTTGCGGTAATTAGCCCCTTTGCCAGAGGTGGTACGACGTATGGGTTTCTCCTTTTTGGCAGCCATTAAAGGGTATCCCCATTTTTAATGTAGATGATCTCAAAAGC